AAAGTCCCGCACTGGTCGGGTCCAATCATGGTTGGATAACCCAGAATCTAGACTTCCAGTGAGCTGTACTGTATTTGTTGTCGAAGACTCTATGGAGGGTGACAACGGTATAGAGGCCAGCTGGAGATTCGCCTCACACGCCCTGAGAAATGGTGCGGGGTGTGCAATACATTTATCCAAGTTAAGAGCTAAAGGAGACGATAATGGACGTGGATTAACAGCATCTGGTCCTGTATCCTTTGGTAAAATCTACTCAGTACTAAACGAAATACTACGCAGAGGTGGTACCTACAAGAACGGTGCAATTGTTCTTCATTTGGATATCGACCATCCTGATATTATTGATTATATTACTACACCTAGATCTGAACTCCCATGGGTCAAAAGATGTGTCGATATTGACAACGAGAAATGGGAGAACACAGATCAACTCACTAGAGATGCATTAATATATGGCATCAAGTCAGGTGATATCTGGCTAAACAAAATTAAACACAATAAACAAGGAGAAAGAATTTATGGCAACGTCTGTCTTGAGGTTTACTTGCCCTCACGTGGAACTTGCTTGTTACAGCATGTCAATCTCTCAGCCTGTCACACACAGTCAATCAGGGAGGGTTTCGTTAAAGGTATGTCCGAGTTGTGCAGCCTCCATAGCAGGACAGGTGTTGGAGCAACTGGAGAATACTTGTCGTCTGATATCGACAGACAGGTTGGCCTCGGTATCCTCGGACTCGCAAACCTCCTTGCACGACATAGCGTAACCTACGAACAATTTGGTAGAGCATTACAGTGTGTAAATAATCATGGATCTATTGTTACAAAAGCAGAACATATTGCCAGTGAACTTAGATATGGTATTGAAGCTGCCGCTGAAATTGCTAAGTCTAATAATATGGTTAGAGCATTCTGCATTGCTCCAACAGCCTCTTGTAGTTATAGAAGCAAGAGTCTGGATGGCTTTACGAGTACCCCAGAAATTGCACCACCAATCTCTCGCTCTGTGGACAGAGATAGTGGGACATTTGGAGTGCAAACCTTTAACTATGGACAAGTAGAGATAGCTAGTGAAGTAGGCTGGGAAGCTTACAAGAGAGTAGCAGATGAGATAATGATAATGTATAATAAAACAGGACTTCTTCATGGCTACAGCTTCAACTCTTGGAGTGATGTTGTAGAATACGATGACAAATTCGTGGAAGAGTGGTTGGCATCGCCTCAAACCTCCTTATATTACAGCCTACAGGTGATGGGAGACGTACAAGATAAAAGCGATGCGTATGCAGCATTAGATCAAGAAGACGTTGATGATTACTTGCAGGGTATTTTACAAGAAAACCCGATAACCTGCGATTGTCAAGAATGAAAAACCCTTATGAAAAATTACTCGATAGAAAGAGAACTTGGAACCCAGTCCAAACAACAGCTGGGAAACTTAAATCTGGAGCTGAAGAGGCCATCTACCGTTCTCTCGCAATACGCCATATGGAGCTACCAGTTGGCGAGTTTATTACAGAGGCACTTGAAAAAGAGGTTCCCGAATCTGCACGGACTCTTTTAGAATCAAACGTTAAGGATGAGGTCAAACATGACCTCGCTCTTACATATATCACGAACGCAATAGGCGTTGATGAAAAAGCAGAAGCAGAAGCTCTCAAGTTACGTGATGCTTGGGAAGCTCACCCTGACCACACTATATTAAAAGCATTGGTAGCGGAACGTGCTATTTTCTTTGTTATTTTGCCTTTCTTTAGGTTTTGTGGCGATCCTGGTCTCAGAACAGTATCAGCTGATATTTCCAGAGATGAACAAATACACGTGGCTTGTAACAGTCTCGTCTGTTCTGCTATGGGTCTACGCCCTAGTAATTCTTTGGACAAACTTAGGAAGGCCACCATTAACTGGATATTCCAACCTCTAGGTATAAATACTACCGATAAATATTTGGACAAAAATTTTTGGCTGGATTCATCAGACCGATTAATGTATGAGGGAAAAGCACCTCAACTTTCTGCCACCAAATCAGCCCGTATGCCAGCCTTTTTTGAACATGCAAACACCAATCTACCCCAATACGCTTAAGGTTTATTCCGAGAAGCTAGATGGATTACTTGCTGACCTTGAGGATAAATTCTCTTGGCAGCCAGTCCATCCTAAAGAAGACCTTTCATCCATTATGTACCGTGCAGGTCAACAAAGTGTGGTACAATATGTTAAACAACAATTAGAAGACGAATAAAATGTGTTTATTTAGACAACCTAAAGCAACACCTATGTCTGTACCTGCTAATCCAGTACAACCACGACTTGCTAATGAATCAGCTAGAAAAGGATCAGCACTACCTGAAGATAAAGATCTTTTAGATGCTGATGAAGTAGCTGATGTTAGTTTCGGTAGTTCTAAAAAGAAAGCTGATAATAAAGCTGGAACTAGAACAGGAGCAGGAGCATTAACTATAGGATTGAATCAAAGTGGTAATACAAATTCAGGATACAACGTATGATGAAAGCTAAGGAAAGATACGCTGCTCTATCTACTCAAAGATCACAGTTTTTAGATGTAGCTGTTGAATGTTCTGAGCTTACCCTTCCATACTTAATACAACATGACCTAAGACAAAGAGGTAATACTAAAAGTTTAGTACAACCTTGGCAGTCAGTAGGAGCCAAAGCGGTAGTTACATTGGCAGCAAAACTAATGTTAGCTATCCTACCTCCACAGACTAGCTTCTTCAAACTACAAGTCAGAGATGATAAGTTAGGAGAAGAGATGGATCCAACTATGAGATCTGAATTAGATCTTTCTTTCTCTAAGATGGAAAGAATGATCATGGATTATATAGCTGCATCTAATGATAGAGTAGTAGTTCATCAAGCATTAAAACATCTGATAGTATCAGGTAATGCTCTTATCTTTATGGGTAAGGATGGATTAAAACACTTCCCATTACAAAGGTACGTTGTAAATAGAGATGGTAATGGTAACATATTAGAAATAGTAACTAAAGAATTAATTAGTAGAAAGGTATTAGGTGTTGAGCTGCCAGTACCAGTCCCTAATTCTCCAGGGAATGATGGACCTCAGTCAGGCTCAGATGATGACGACGTTGAAGTATACACTTGCGTTAAACTAGATGAGAAGAGTGGTCGCTGGGTCTGGTATCAGGAAGTTGAAGGTACAATCCTTCCTAATAGCCGTAGCACAGCACCGAAGTCTGCCTCACCTTGGTTAGTTCTTCGTTTTAATACAGTCGATGGAGAGGACTACGGACGTGGTAGAGTTGAAGAGTTCTTAGGAGACCTACGCTCCCTTGATGGCCTATCACAGGCTCTTGTAGAGGGTGCTAGTGTAGCTTCTAAAGTTATATTCCTTGTGTCTCCTTCAGCTACTACTAAACCACAGACCTTATCTAAGGCTGGTAATGGTGCTATCATTCAAGGTAGACCAGAAGATGTAGGTGTAGTACAGGTAGGTAAAACTGCTGACTTCGCTACAGCTGCACAGTTAGCACAACAAATAGAAAAAAGAATACTAGAAGCATTCCTTGTAATGAATGTTAGAGATGCTGAAAGAGTAACAGCAGAAGAAGTTAGGATGACTCAACTAGAACTTGAACAAAGTTTAGGTGGTCTCTTCTCATTACTTACTGTAGAGTTTCTCATACCATATCTCAATAGAACATTACTTGTATTGCAAAGAAGTAATGAGATACCTAAGCTACCTAAAGATCTAGTAAGACCTAAGATAGTAGCAGGTATTAATTCATTAGGTAGAGGACAAGATAGAGAAGCACTAACTCAATTCATTGGTACTATTACTCAAACATTAGGACCAGAAGCATTATTAAAATATATTAATCCTAGTGAAGCTATCAAGAGATTAGCTGCAGCTCAAGGTATTGATGTATTAAATCTCGTTAAGACAAATGAACAGTTAGAGCAAGACCTACAGAAACAACAGATGCAATATGCTAATAGGTCTCTAACAGATCAAGCAGGTCAACTAGCATCTACACCACTCATGGATGCATCGAAAGATCCAGAAGCTAAAGATCGTATTGATGCATTAAGTCAAGCAATTCAACCACCACAATAACTATGGCAGAAACATTAACATACGATCCTGGTACTGATGAAGTAACTAACACTGAAAACCTATCTCAAGAGGAGCAAGAATCTCTTAAGGTAGGTGAAGAGTTAGCTGAACAACAAGAGCAGTTATTAGCAGGTAAGTATAAAGACGCAGAAGAATTAGAAAGAGCTTATGTTGAACTTCAAAAAAAGCTTGGAGAAAAAGGTACTGAAGATAGCGAGAAAGCTGGGGACACCGAATCTTCTGACAGAGAAACAGACAATCAAGAAGAGGAAGAAACTGAAGAAGTATCTCCAGCGGTTGAACTAATCTCATCAGCTTCAGAAGAGTTCGAGAAGTCAGGTGAGTTAACTCCTGAAACTATGTCTAAATTCTCAGAGATGAGTAGTAAAGATTTAGTTGAAGCTTACATGGAGATGCAAGGTGATCTAACTCAAACAGATACTGCAGATGTTCCAGACTTAACTGATGCAAATATTAATCAGATAAAAAACTTTGCTGGCGGTGAAGATGCTTATAGTAATATGGTTAATTGGGCTAGTCAAAACTTAGACCAACAATCAGTTGAAGCATTTGATAGTATCATTAATACTGGTAGTGTACAAGCTATACAGTTAGCTGTGTCTGGATTGAAGAGTCAGTATGAAGCAGCTAATGGTTATGAAGGTACTCTATACTCTGGTAAAGCACCAAGAGAAGGAACAGATGTCTTTAGAAGTCAAGCTGAATTAGTACAGGCTATGAACGATCCTAGATATGATAGAGATCCAGCCTATAGACAAGATGTAATTAATAAATTAGATAGATCTGATAACTTACAATTCTAATTATGGCAGGAATGTATTATAACCCCTCCAATAGAGGGGATACTTTCCATGTTGAATACATGGTAAACACTACAGGTGATAGATGGTTTATCCCTGGAGTTAAAGGATCAGGTGTAAGTGACCTGACACAATGTGATAAACTTGTAGGAGATACCGCTGATGGTACACCTGCAGCGAGTGAAACAGTAGCTTAATTATGGCAAGACTAAAAAGAAAGAAGCTTCAGATAGCTGGATCAGGAGGATCTCCAGGTCAACCATATACTCCTCCTAAAGAAGATCCAAAGAATCCGTGGGTACCAGCACCAGATAAGACTAAGTTAGCTCATGGTGAATTCTTTGATGATGACGGTAGGATAACTAAACAAGATCCTAGTGTAGGTCTTACACCTAGTGGTAAGAAGATTAAGATGAAAGTAGATAAAAAGAAACAAAAGAAGAATAAAGCTAAACATGATAGGTTATACCATGGCAGCAAATAAAGTAGTACCAGGTCCAAAGGATGACCATTATGGAGAACCTAAAGGTACTAAGTTTGAAAAGCTTTACCTAAAGAAGAAAGGTTGGGCTAAGAATAAAAAGAATAGATCTAAGTTAACTGCTTCAGCTGCTAATAAC